CAGCATAAATTGTGATGTTGGGCAAGGACACATAGAGATTCGTGCGATAGGCGCTGACGAAAAATACCTTGATGGACTAATAGCTAATACAATAATCGCCGATGAAGTACATGCTTTCAAACGCCCGAAAAGATATACGCTTATGAAGGATGCAATGAAAAGTTATAGTGGCTCACGCATGCTTTTAGCAGTTTCAACAGCAGGCGATAGTATAGGATGTTTCTTAGATGAGCGAGTAGAGCTTTTAAAAAAAGTATTAAACAAAACTATAAAAGATGTTCAAAAATATGATAGATATTTTATCTATCTGTGTACAGCGCCACGAGACAACAAGGGCAATTTCTTAAATCCGATGACAAACGAAATAACAGAAATTGATGACCCAATTTTAATCGAGGCAGTCAATCCTAGTGCAAACGAAACAGTTTCGTTAGATTTGCTTGTAAATGATGCCAAAATCGCACTTGATAGTGACGAAGGCACACGAAACGAATTTAAAAACAAAACATTGAATGTGTTCACAACATCAAGTCATAGTTTCTTTGATATTGACGAGTTTAAATACTCAGACAGCTTATATGATTTTACAATTGATGATTTATTAAAACTCAATTTGACATGGTATGGATTCGCAGACTTATCAGTTTTACACGATTTGTCAGCAAGCGGTATCTATGCAAACTATAAATACAAAACAACTGACAAAAACAACAACACAATAACAAAAGACATTGACATTGTTATCACACAAGCCTTTTTCCCTTTATCTTTAGCGATTGCTAAGGCACAAGAATCAAATATGCCACTTCAGGAATGGCAAGAAGAAGGATGGGCAACACTATCAAACACTGATGTTGTTCAGAGTAGCGACATTGCAAGCTGGTTTGTTGATATGAGAGCCAAAGGATTCAAAATCAAGCAAGTAAATTATGACAGAAAATCGGCTTTAGAATTTACGCTTATTATGAAATCAGAAAAATTTAAACTCAAAGATGCTAGTCAGTTGCCTAGCCTAAAAACAATAGGTATCAGACGAATTGAAAACAAAGTTAAAAATGGCGAGTTCTACTATTTGCATAACAGGTCGTATGAATATTGTGTAAGCAATGTCAAAGCCGATGAAATTTATAATGGATGGCTCAAAATGAATAAAATAAGTAAGAATATGAAAATAGATATTTTTGATGCAAGCACTTTTGGAGCAACGGCGCTTTTAGAAGATATGGAAAACAAAGCGAAAATGAAAAATATACTGAAATAAAAGGAGGTGAGAATAGAAAAATGGGAATAAGAGATATTTTTAAAAGGTCGAATGACCCTAAAAGCAATAACAAAATGGGCTACTACATGAGCGAAGATGCAAAAAGTTTATTGGTCGGGGGCTATACAAGATTAGCTGATAGTCCCGAAGTCTTGACAGCGATTAATACAATTGCAGACCTTGTTAGCAACATGACAATTCAGCTAATGAAAAATGGCGATAAAGGCGATACAAGAATTAAAAATGACTTGAGCAGATTAGTAGACATTAAGCCCAACAATTATCAAACAAGGAAATCATTTATTTTTTGGGTTGTGAAATCTATGATGCTGACAGGTAATGCGGTTGTAATGCCCTTGACGAGAGGTGGTAAGACAATTGAGCTGAGACCTTTGGCTGATAACAAAATTAGGTTTTATTATGACGATAAAAATGATTTTGATTATGAAATAAAATACAAAGAAAAAGACTATGCGCCTGATTCGTTATTACATTTTGTGCTAAATCCAAAGGACGATTTGCCTTTTATGGGTAGTAGTTATCGTGTAAGTTTAAGCGATGTCACACATAATTTGAGACAGGCTTCAGCAACAAAACGAAGTTTTATGAGTAGCGAGTATATGCCTAGTTTAGTGATGCTCATTGATAGCGATGCGGATTTAGACGAAGATGAGCGAGAGAAATTTGAAGAAAAATACTTGAAACGCAAGGATAAAAACAAACCGCTTTTGCTACCCGATGGCTTAGTAAATTTTCAGACAATTAAACCTTTGACTTTAGAAGACCTAGCGATTCATGAATCAATCAAGGTCGATAAACAAACAGTAGCAAGCATCTTAGGCATTCCAGCCTTTGTCTTAGGCGTGGGAACTTATAGCAAGGACGAGTGGAACAACTTTATTAATACAAAAATTATGAGTATTGCTCAAATTATTCAACAGACCTTAAACAAACTAATCGTTGAAGAAGACCAATACTTTAATTTTAACCCTCGTTCACTTTACAATTATTCGCTTGTCGAGCAAGTCAATGCTATTACAAACTTAGTAAAAGTTAATACTTTAAGACGGAATGAAGGCAGAAATTGGTTAGGTTTAGCGCCCGATTCTGAGATGGACGATTTAATCGTGTTGGAAAACTATTTGTTACAACAAGATTTGAGTAAGCAAAATAAATTAACTCAAAATATTATTGATGATATTGATGATGAAAATGAAATGAAAGGAGACGAATTACAAGATGAGAAATCTTAAAAAACAAGTCAGAAGTATTGGCAAGTTGCAGACAAGAGACAGTAACAATGAAACTGATGAAATGAAAATAACAGGATATTTTGTTGTATTCAACACAGAAACCGAAATTTATGACGGAATGTACGAAGAAATTTCTGACAAAGCATTTAAAGATATTGACTTAACAGACATTAGAGCATTGGCAGACCACGATACAGCAAAAGTTTTAGGAAGAACAAAATCAAAAACTTTGAGTTTAAGCGTTGATGAAAAAGGCTTGTTCGGCGAAATTACAATAAACCCTGACGACAGTGAAGCAGTCAATTTGTACCAGCGTGTTAAAAGGGGTGACATAGACCAATGTTCGTTTGGCTTTAGCATTTTAGATGAGACTATGGACACAAGAGAAGATGGTTCAGTAAAATGGACTATCACAGAAATAGAATTATTTGAAGTCAGCGTTGTTACTTTTCCCGCCTATTCTGATACCGCAGTCGAGGCACGAAGCGCACAACTAGAACAACTAGAAAAAAGAAACTTAAAAACTAGAAAACAACAACTAAAGGAGAGAATTAAACAATGGCATTAAAACAATTGATTTTAAATAAAAAAATTACAGAGCGTTCAGCAAAAATCACAGAGCTAAGAGCTGACGAAACAAAACTTAAAGATGAAGAAAAAGAACTTGAAGTCGCTTTAGACGAGGCTGAAACTGACGAAGATGTCAAAGTCGTTGAAGATTCGGCTGATGAATTAGAGCAAAAAATTAAAGAAAACGCTGACGAAATTGCAAAACTTGAAAAAGAAAAGACTGATTTAGAAGCTGAATTGGCTCAAATTGAAGACGAACAACCAAAAACTGAAACTGACGAAGATAAAGAAGATAAGAAAGACGGAGAACAAAGAAAAATGGCTAAACAAATTAACACACGCAACGCAAACGGAGTATTAACTATTCGTGAATCACTTAAAATTGAGGAAGTACGCAGTTTTTATCAAAATCTTGCTAACGCAATGACTGAAAAACGCAGTTTGACAGGCGCTGAAAAAGTAGTGCCTACCGAAGTTATTGACCGAATTGAATCAAAACTTGGCGACTACTCAACACTTTTACAAGAAGTAACAGTTGAAAAAATTGGTGGCACAAGTCGTGCGGTTATCGCAGGAGATATTCCGTCAGCGATTTGGTTTGAAATCGGTAAAACAGCACTTGACGAATTAGACGATGCCTTGGAAGGTGTAGAATTTGATGGATTCGGACTGGGTGGCTATGTAGCAGTTCCTAACATCATCATCGAAAACTCACTTATTAACTTGGCAGGTCACATTGAAGACCGCTTAGCAAAATCTATCGCAAAAGCTTTAGACAACGCAATTCTTAACGGAACAGGAACTAAACAGCCACTTGGTGTTGTAGCTTCAGCACCAGTTGCTAACAAAGTGACAAGTGACGGAACTATCACCGATTTGATTGCTAAATTGGCTAAAGTTGATACAGACGGCACGGGCGGTGAAGTAATCGCAGTTATGAATCGTGCGACTTACTACTCTCAAATCGTGCCTAAAACTTTGGCGGTCGCAGCAAACGGTGTACTGACAGGTTCATACGCATTGCCTTTCCGAGTTGTTTTGAGTGCTTATGCTGATGACAACACAATTGTGTTCGGTGATTTCAAACAATTCTTACTTGCTCAACGCTCAGAAATTCGTGTTGAATCATCTACAGAAGTACAATTTACCTCAGACAACACAGTATTTAAAGGCGTTGGATTCTATGACGGTAAAGCAACTAAAGCGGAAGCATTTGCAGTTGTGACTATCACAGCTACACCCGCAGCAGGTTAAGCAATTAGACTAATTAAAGAGGGTTGACCTCTTTTATTTTTAAGCGAAAGGAGAAAAAAGTATGAAATATAAAGTATTAGTAGATTTTACAGATAAAGAAACTAAACATGTTTATCGTCAAGGCGATAAATACCCTTTTAAAGGTCGGACTAAAAAAGCTAGAATCGAAGAACTTCTTTCAGCGAACAACATGAGAGGTCAGCCTCTTATTTGTTTGCTTGAAGTTGAGGAGGTTGGCAATGGATGAAAATGAAGATAAGATTTTAAACTTGGTGAAAGCGACATTGGGTTATAAGTCTAGTGTTAGAGATGAATTGTTAAAGTTTATTATCAAGTCAGTTGTTGATGAGTTAGAAATTCAAAAACGAATAACATTAAAATATGACAATGCTGAACACCTAATGTTTGTTGTTGATTATGCAGTTTTCAGATACGAAAACAAGGGCGGTAGCGTGATGCCTAGAAACTTAGAATATAGATTGAGAAACTTGATAATCAAATTCGGGGGTGTCTAATGGCAGTTTGGGATTTAGAAGTTAGCTTATTGCAAGAAGATGGCTTTATTCAAGAAAAAGGCAAAATAAACAAGACTGTAAAGTACAGAGAAACAGAGCTGTTTGCATTTGAAAAGCAAATATCAAGAGCTGAATTGTACTATGCAGGGCAAAGCAACACAGAATTGACTAAAATTATAGTCATTCATGCCTTTGAATATTCAGATGAACAGCTTGTTAAGATTAATAACACACTATATCAAGTAATCAATACTTACAAAATAAGTAACGAAGAATTAGAGCTAAAACTAAAAGCTAAAAAAGGCGGTGTTTAAAAATGGACATTGCTGATGAAATAACAAAAGCGCTTGAAGAATACACTGATGAAGTCAAAGCAGGAATTGAGGTTGCATCAAGCGAAGTTGCTGATGAGGCAATAAATACTTTAAAAGCTAACAGCCCTGAGGGCAAGCGTGGCAAATACAGCAAAGGTTGGCGGAAAAAGCAAACTAAAAATGGTTATGTAATCTATAATGCAACGAACGCAGGCTTAACGCACCTTTTGGAAAAAGGACACGCAAAAAGAAACGGCGGTCGGACTAAAGCACAAGCGCACATTGAGCCAGCCGAACAAAGCGCTATCAAGAGTTTTGAAAAGAAAATAGAAAGGGTGATTAAAAAATGAATTTGATGGAATTTAAAAGTAAGCTAGAAACACTAGGCTTGCCAATTCAATACCAAAGTTTTGTTGCAGGTCATGTTCCTGAGTTGCCCTATATAATTTTCTATGAAGACGATAGCGACAATTTTTTTGCAGATAACTCAAATTATTTTGACAGTTTAAATGTTATTTGCGAGTTGTACTCAGACAACAAAGATTTAGAGCTTGAAACTAAAGTACAAAAACTATTTTTTGATAATGAAATCGAGTATAATTCGCAAGAGACTTTTATTGACAGCGAAAATATGTACTTAAAAGCCTATTCAGTTTCAATAATTTACGATGCTTTAGCAGATGTCAAAGAAAAAGAAATTGACAAAACAAAATTGCAAATGTTAGTAAATTATTCAGAAACTTTAAAAGAAGATTTGTATGAACAAGACAGTTTTAGTAAATTACAGACAGTAACAGCTTATGCAAAAGCTATTTTAGTTGACAGCGATGCTTTGCAAGATGAAGTTGATGAAAGTGAAGGCGAATTGCTATCAGCATTAAATAATTTGACTTTGATTATTGTTGAGATAGACAAAACAGCCTTAAAAGAACAAATTGATTTTGCTGAGAATTTATCAGCTAATAGCTATACACAAGAAACTTGGGCTTTGTTAACTTTTGCTTTAAGCGATGCTAAAGAAGTTTATGATGATGAAAATGCAAAACAAATTAATATAAACAGCGCTTTAACAAATTTATTCAAAGCGATAAATAGCTTAGAAAAACCACAAGGCGGTTATGAAAAAGGGCGAAACTTATATGCCCCACTTTATTGGCAGTCACAAGGTTTTGATGGTGGGCTAGACACCACAACAGGCGAAATAGATAGTTATATCTTTAGTGATTATACTCATTCAAATTTTATTGAAATACCTGCAGTAGCAACTTATACAGTATTTAATACAAGTGGAAGTGATAGTTATTATATATTGTACTACACAAAAGATAAAAAATATATAAGTTACGAGTATATGTATGATTCAAGAAATGGAAAATTAAACAATATACCTAGGCAAGCTGAGTTTATGAGAATCCAAACAAATAAACAAACACCATCTTCACTTTTAATTAACAAAACAAAAATTGAATGGGACTCAGCGACAGATTACACGATAACCCCTGAGGATATTCCCTACAACACTTTAACACAAATTTAACAAAAATTTAAGGAGAAATAAAAAATGGCAACAGAAAATAAAATCGTTTACGGCTTACGAAATGTACATTACTCAAAAATGTCAGTAGACGAAACAGGAAAAATCACATATGCAATACCAGCACCCTTAAAAGGTGCAGTAGAAATCTCGCTTGAAAGCAAAGCTGAATTGATTGAGTTTGAAGCAGATAACACAGTATATTACAGCGCTCCAGGCGTTTCGGCTTATGAAGGTACTTTGACCTTAGCTAAAGTTCCAGATTCTTTCCTTGTAGATATTTTGGGTGAGGAATTAGACGCAACTGACGGAACACAAACAGAAATTGATGGCGCACACACAAGCAACTTTGCACTCATGTTCCAATTTGAGGGTGATGTTAACGGTACACGCCACTTGTTTTATAACTGTTCAGCTAGTCGCCCATCGGTAGCGTCAAAAACAGGCAAAGAAATCGGCACGACAGAATTGGCGTTTAAAGCAAGCGCAAAACCGCTTGAATCTGTAAACGATAAGGCGGTCGTTAAGACTAAGACTACAGCCTCAACACCACTAGCAGTTTATAACGCTTGGTTTGATGCTGTTTATCTTAAAACAGCAGGCGAATAAAAAAATGGAGGGTGGCTCAATTGAGCGCCCTTTTTTTAAAGAAGATAGGAGTAAATAATGGAAAAAACAGTTGAAATAGATGGGCAAAAAGTTCGCTTAAAAAGCACGGCTGGGACACCTAAAAGATATAAAGCACAGTTTCGCAAAGATTATTTTTCAGAATTGTTGAAGTTGTCGAAATTGATGACTGGCGTAGATTCTGAAACTTTTGACTTGAGCAAAATTGATTATAGCGAGTTAGACTATTTAGATTTTGAGGTATTTTACAACTTTATCTGGGTTTTGGCAAAGACAGCAAACAAAGACATTCCAGAACCGCTTGATTGGTTGGACGAGTTCGAGACGATGCCAATCGCAGAAATTTTCCCAGAAATCATTGACCTACTAGAAAGTAGCATTAGCTCAAAAAAAAAGTTGATGAAGTAAGTGGCTCAGACGAGGTATTTACTGAGGAAAGTTTCTACTATGTGCTTAAGCAAATAGGGCTTACCGCAGACGAAATTGACGAGATGAACATTGGGCAATGCCTTGATTATGTTCAAGAATATATAGACAACAACAGCGAAGACGGAAAACAAAAGACAGTTAAAGCGTCACAACAAGATTTTGATACTTTTTAACTAAAAAAAGAGGGTTTAATTTGCCCTCAGACGATTTTAAATTATTTGATGTGGATAATCTATCATTTAAAATTCTGTGATGGTAAATTTGACACGAAAAAAAGAAAGGAGATTTATGGCAAATAACATAAAAGGTATAACGATTGAACTGGGTGGCGATAGTTCAGGCTTAGATAAAGCGTTGAAAGGTGTTAACACAACAAGCGTTAAGTTAAACAGCGAGTTAAAAGAAGTAAATAAATTGTTGAAGTTTGACCCATCGAATGCAACAGGGTTAGCGCAAAAACAAGAATTATTGACGAAAAGCATTGAAAACACTAGCGATAAACTTGCTCAGTTAAAGTCAGCACAAAGTCAAGTTGAACAGCAATTTGCAAACGGAAAAATCGGTGAAGAACAATACCGAGCGTTTAACAGAGAAATTTCAACGACAGAGCAATCGCTAAACAGCTATAAAACGCAACTTGCAGGATTGCAAACAGAACAAGTAAAATTGGGTCAAAATACCGATAGATTAAACACTTATTTTAGTGCATCGAGCAAGTCAGTTGACGATTTTGCAGATATTTTGGGAACAAGACTTGTAAACTCAATTAAAAATGGCACAGCAAGTTCAGATATGCTTGAAGTCGCACTCAATAAAATTGGTAAAGAGGCGTTGGGTGCAGATGTTGATATTAACAAGTTTAAAAGCACTTTGGATAGTGTAAAATCTGGTAATTCGCTTGATAGCGTTAAGAATGAGTTACAAGAAATATCGCCAAAAGCTAAAGATGCTGGCGGTTCACTTGACGAAATGACTGGTGCAATTAATAATGGCAACATGCAACAAGGCGCAGAAGCTATTGCAAAAGTGGGCGAAAAAGTCCTTGAGTTGGGCGAAAAGGCAAAAGAAACAGCGCTTGAGTTTGGGTCAAGTTTTGGGAAAATATCGGCTAACACAAACTTAAGCAAAGCTGAAATGGAAGAATTAAAAGGCGTTGCGACAGATGTGTTTAAGTCTGGCGTGACCGATAGCATTGAGACAGCCACTGATGCAACAATTTTGATGAAAACAGCTTTTAAAGACCTCAACAACGAGGATTTGACTAATCTAACAAGTCAAGTTATAAGTTTGAGTGAGAGAACTGGCACAGATGTAGCTGAAAATGTCAGAGGTACAAGCCAACTCATGAAAGCGTTCGGCTTAGATTCAACACAAGCGTTCGATTTAGTTGCATCGGGCTATAAAAATGGCTTGAATTATTCAGACGATTTTATGGACACGCTCAACGAGTACGCCCCTTTGTTTGCAACGGCAGGCTATTCAGCTCAAGAAATGTTACAAATTTTACAAAATGGCATGGAAAATGGTAGCATGAATACCGACAAGACAGCCGATGCTGTCAAAGAATTGCAAATTCGGCTTGGTGATGGGTCGATGGATAAAGCAGTCGAGTCATTTTCAGACAACACAAAAGGTGTGTTTGAAAAATGGAAAGGCGGTCAAGCGACAGTAAAAGATGTAGCGAGCTCAATTCAAGAAGATTTGAAGAAAATGAGTCCTCAAGACCAGCAAAAAGCGCTTTCAACTTTGTCAACCCAATTTGAGGATTTGGGCATAAAAGGCGCTTTGTCTTTATTTGACATAAAAGGCGGTTTTGATAATGTAAAAGGTTCGATGGACTCAGCAACAGAAAAAGACCCAGCGCAAGAATGGCAGAGCAGTTGGAATACATTCAGCACATCATTGCAACAAATTGGGGTAGATATTTTAACAGCTTTACAGCCAGTTCTTGACTTTTTTGCAAATTTGTCAGAGAAATTCGGCTCATTGCCCGAACCCCTAAGAATTTTCATTGAAGTTGTGGGTGGACTAATAGCAGTATTTACAATACTAGCCCCAATTTTGGGTGGTATTGCTTTATTGGCAGGCGGTTTAGAAATTGCACTTTTGCCTTTAATCGGTATAGTTTTAGCAGTCATCGCAGTTATAGCGCTTATTGTCGTGGCAATTCAAAATTGGGGCGCAATAGTTGATTGGCTCAAAGGCGTTTGGGATGCTTTTGCAGGTTGGATTTCTGGATTGTGGGACGGCATAGGTCAGACAGCCTCAAAAGTTTGGAATTGGATTAAAGATACTATCAGCGGAGTTTGGGATGGCATTAAAAATGGTGTAAGCAATGCTATTAACTCAGTAAAAAATACTATGTCAAACATTTGGGAAAGCATAAAATCAATGACAAAAAGTGCTTGGGATGGCTTAAAGTCAATGATTACAACACCTATAAACGCAGCTAAAGATATTGTAAGTGGAATCATTGACAAAATTAAAGGGTTATTTAATTTTAAACTTAAATTCCCTGACATTAGTATCCCCCATATTCCTATGCCACATTTCAATATTTCTGGCAGTTTTAACCCCCTTAAAGGTCAAATACCAAAAATCGGCATTGACTGGTTCGCAGACGGCGGTATCTTAACAAGACCAACGATTTTTGGCGCAAATGGTAATAATTTGATGGGCGGTGGCGAAGCAGGCAAGGAAGCGGTAGCACCTTTAAGCGACTTGATGGCATATGTACGAACAGCAGTCAAGCAAGAAATCGGTGGAATGGATGCTAATTTTGCGCAAATGATTCAGCTTTTAACGATAATCGCAGGCAAAGACTTAAGTTTAAATATGGATGGCAAAGCAGTATCAGAAATTATAGATAATCATCTAGCCAACAATCAAGCGCAACTAGATTTTGGAATCGGGAGGACATAAAAAATGGGTGTAATAATTAATAATCAAAATACTAAAATTTTAGGGTTTGCTTTGAAATCTCGCCCTTTGATTCCATCTGCTGACAAAAAGTATGAAACAATCGAGGTTGAAGGCAGAAACGGAGCTTTAACAAGGTTTGTTTCTTATGAAGACTTAAAGTTTAAATTAACTTTTAA